CTAGAATATACAAAAGCACATTTTAATGTTGTAGACCCAAATTTTCAAACCAAGATGGCAGCATGCTTTGATCTTGGAGCCTTCATCCCAGCAGATGAAGAGGTAAAAATTTATGTTGGAAAGACTCCAATGTCTGCCAAGCCCCTGCACTGTGGGGAACGGAATGAGTCCTACATCACCCTAATGCCCATGGAACGGGCTCTAATACGCACAGGGCTCACCTTTAAGATTCCTGACGGATACTCCATCCGACTTCACCCACGCTCTGGAATGGCTTTAAAGTACGGTCTTACCCTTGCAAACTGTGAGGGTGTTGTGGACGAAGATTATACCTATGAGACCAAAATTATCATGTTGAATACCAGCAACGACCATGTTAAAATTTACAACAGGGATCGTATTGCTCAGGCTGAACTTGTTAAGTACGAACAACCACGGTTCCTAGAGATCTTTGAAACGATCACCAAAGAATCAAATAGAAACGGTGGTTTTGGTTCGACTGGCGTAAATTAACCGCTTGCAACAATGTTAGCAGTCAATGTATTGCTGCAAATCGCATTCGAATCTGTTACGTTAGAGAGTCTTATAGTTGCACCATCTGGAACCAATGCTGCCTGAACATTAGCAAACATTTGCAACGTATCTCCTGCTGAAAATGTTACTGCTCCGGTAGAAGTATTTTCATTCCAAGTTGTTGTAACCCCGCCGTTTTTCTTGTACTTAATAAATCCATCGGTAAATGATCCTGTCACAATATTCCATTTCAAAGCAACTGGAACAGTATTACCTGTAATTGTGAATGTTGGAGTTATTGCAATATCTCCACCTACAAGGTTATCAAAATTTTGAGTAGTTGGTGAAAAGTTTAATGTATTTATTGTTGGTGATGATGGTGATGATGTCAAAGGAGAACCGCTATCTCCTGATGCTGTTCCATAATCCATCATGGCGTACATGTCTTGGAATGCGATATTATTCATTTGCATGCCATTATTTGAATTAACCCAAGCATTCAAATTATCATTCCAAGTAAAAGGGCCCATTGGAGTTGAAATGATCTTTGGACCATATCCTCTTGTTGGGACTACAGCCTCATTCATGGCTGTAAAAAATGTTTTCATTGTGTCTTTGGCGCCCATTAATATACCTCTGATATATTTAGGATCTTCTGCGACGATTGGATGGAATTAAAAATAGTGCACCTAACGCAAGAACTCCGGGACCGGGAATTACTACGTTTGCACCAAATCCACAATCGTCAATAAAGTTTCCTTGGGTATTACCGCCAACTGCATTTACAGATTCAAATGCAAATCTTGTAAGATTTCCAATTGAAGTTACAGTACCTACGTGAAGCCCCCAAGCGGTATTTGAATCAGTAAATTCACCTTGGAATAATACGGTATCATCTCCACCACCATATATTTGGTCTGCTCCAAGATCGGTAATTGTCAAACGCATTGTGTCTGTACCGTCTCTGCCACGGTGAGCAAACTTCCAATTTATCTGATTATTATCTCCCAACCCATTTACATCTTGATATAAAGTTGATGCATAATTTGCATTCAATTCTGCAAAAGAGTTTCCTTCATATGCAGGAACTCCAAGAAATCCGTTTTCCCAAATTTCAAGAGTATTGTCTGGCGCTGTTGTGGCCCAGTTTACAGTTGGGCTTGAACCTGAATAAAAACCATACCCCCATACAGAAAAGTCTTCAAATCCACCGTTAACTAAGTCTGCTTTAGCGGAGAATGAAAGTGTTAGTGTAGCAATTACAGTAAGTAATTTTTTGATCATCAATTTCTCTTTCTAGTATTGATAAGAGTGCCTAAAGTCAATACAGACATAGTTCCAGCATCTGGGACGCTTGTACCAGAAGCATTTAAACTACCATAACCATAATACTCACCAAATCCGTAATTGTTTCCTAGAGCAAGGGTTGTACTGTATACATCAAATGGTAGTGTGCTTGGTGTAAGGAATACAGCGAATGGGTCTGTAGGATTAAGTGTATTAGCATTTATTGGATCCATTGGTGTTAAATTTTGATTGTTTCCATAGTATACACTTTGAACTACAGATTGTGGTACTTGTGGTATAACAATTTCAGACTGTTTTTCTTGTTGTGGTTTCTTTTTTACCATAGCAAGAAGATCTGAATTTTTAAAATTTACTTGTTCTTCTTTTCCTTTTGGTGACTTTGGAGACCAAGGTCTTCCAATTATTCTATCATTTAAAGAAGTTTTGGTTGGCTCTTTTGTATCTTTTGCTGTCTTTCCATCTACAGCAGCCATAGCGCTGTTCATGGAATTTACAGTGGATATTACTGCTTTTGCCCCCTGCTCACCTAATAGGGTCAATGCAGCGGTACAAACTATAGTCAGCGTATATACCCTCTTTTGAAGGATCTTTACGCTTGCCTTTGCTTCATCGCAAACTTTAGCACAAGAATCGCAACCGTGAGAATGACTGTTCATGTTAGTCCTTTCGTGAGAGAAACGACGGGCTAATCTAAATTCTCAACAGATGTAATTGTAACTATTTAGGTTTGTGTCTTTTCTTCCTGAATTACTGGGACTTCCTTTGCGGGAGTTCCGGGTTCTGCTTCGATGCAGTTTACAGGCTTTAGAACGAATGTTCTGACACCCCACATAAGAGCAATTACTGCAACTGGTCCGTACCAGAAGAGCCAACCATAAGATTCGATTTGTGCTCCGGGTTCTGCAATTTTATCCTTTAGTGCCATCATTACAACATTGTCTGATGTATGATCTGGGATGATGACTGGATCAGAGCTGCAGCCAGCGAGAAGAATCATTGAAATTAGAAATAGAAATAGTCTCATGGTTCACTCCTTATGATTTATTGTTGGCTGCTGCGGAGCCAAAGTAGAATCCTACGATGCTTAGAAGAACTTCACGGTTCTCTGATGTCCAGAAGAATCCATTAATTTCTACGAATGCTTTCTTTGCAGATGCTGGGATCAAACCAAACAATGCTTCTGAATTTTTGACATCAACTTCTACGAAAGTAGGAACGCCAAAGAAGGGAAGAATGAAAGGTGCTGCGAAAGCTCCGAATAGAACGACGAGTACGATGATTTGACGAACAACTCTGCCTGCATCAAGGGGAACTCTTTGAGCTGCTTGATTTTGATTTTCAGTTGTTTGTTTGTTTGCTTGGATGAGCCGTTCGAACATTTCCTTTTGATCTTGGCTCTTTTGTGCCATATAACGAAAAAGAAATCCCGTTGCCCCACCACCTACCATGCTAATCAATTCTGGTGAAAACATAATCTATACCTCAATTCTTTTGATATGAAAGTTGCAATTCAATCGAAGCACGAATATTTTCAAAGTGATTCATTAAAATTTCTTCTTGAGCCAAATTTGGCATATAATCTTTATGCCATTGGATCAATACGAATCCTACATTGATGTGTTTATTTTTTACTGGAAGACACGCAATGTGTGAAACAAATTCATCTTCAAAGAAGTGTTTTGAATGACTGTTATCTGGCATTGCGGCAACGCTAAAAATTAATGGCTTGTTTTCTACTACTCTGACAAGAAGAGGAATGAACAAAGAGCATAGAGAGGATTTTAATTTATTTGCTTGGGATGCATACCCTTTGTGAATAGATTCATGGGTTGTGGAGAACTTTTTCATGGAAATTCCATCCATGGTATATTCACCATTATGGAATTGAATAAGCATAGTTCTCATTGCGTGGCTTGTTAGACGGAGTTCAGTCAAAAGTTCATTTATTTCGCTGTGAATTAGAATAAAATTGTCAGTCTTTTTCTTAGACTTCCAAAATTTTTTAATTCCAAGACTTAGGCCCAATAACCCGGCAACTGCAAGACCTATATCCTCTGCTAATTTTATGAAATCTGACATCAAAACTCCCTGTCTTAATATTTATATCTTGACGAACCCGTATTATGGGGTATATTGGTCATCTATGATGACCCGAGAACAACTATTTGAATTACACCAAAATATCTGCACAGAAGCCCTAGAATTGATGCGTAAGAAGAACAATGATTACGCAAACGGATTTGATCCGTTCCTAAATTTTAGACGGGCAGAATATCTTGGATTTTCTACCGCAGAACTAGGTGTCCTTATCAGAATGACAGATAAGATGTCAAGAATTTCAACATTCCTGAACAAGGGCGAACTTTCTTTGCAAAATGAGAGTGTCCAAGATGCGATTGTTGACATAATTAACTACAGTGTTATACTTGCTGGTCTGCTGAAGGACAAGGACGACAAGAAGGCTTCATGAAATTTTATACTGGCTGTGCAATCAAAGGGAACAAGATTCTTGTTCGGGGCTATAGCAATGGAAAGCGGTTTACTGACAATGTTAACTTCAAGCCATCGCTATTCCTCAAGAGCGACGAGGACAGCCAGTATAAGACTCTTACTGGAGTCAATGTCAAGCGTATCAAGTTTGACAAGATCTATGATTGTCGTGAGTTTCTAGACCAATACCGCGAGTTGGAGGATTGCCCAATCTATGGGAACACAGATTTCATTACTCAGTATCTATTGGAGACTTATAAGGGTGAGGTGGACTATGATCTTCCCACCATCAAAGTAGCCTATTTCGACATTGAGTGTGAGAGTGAAGGCGGCTTCCCTGATCTAGATAATCCGAATGAACGGATCAATCTTATCACGGTGAGAATTTCTGGTTTGAACTATGTGATCGCCATGAAGCCCCTCAATCTTCCGGCTGGCTGTAAGTTCATTCTTGCTGCATCCGAGAAGGATCTCATTGAGAAGTTCTTCAAAGTCCTCAAGAAAGAAGATCCAGACATCCTTACTGGATGGAATATCAAGTTGTTCGATATCCCCTATATAATTGGTAGGGCACGACTGTTTTTTGATGAAAAGACAATCCAGAGTTGGCTTCCTTTTGAATTGCTGAAGGAACGGATTACGAACATTGGTGGCAGGGATTTCAAGATCTTTGAGATGCCCGGTTACACTATTTTGGATTACATGGATCTTTACAAGAAGTTCTCTGGAACCAATCAAGAAAGTTACGCCCTGAACTTCATTGCAAAGGCGGAACTAGATGAGCAGAAATTGGATTATAGTGAATACGGTTCTCTTCGGGAGTTTTATACTAAAGACTTTCAGAGATTTGCGGAATATAATATCCAAGATACTGAACTGGTTGAGAGACTTGACAATAAGCTCAAGTTGATCGATCTTGCAGTGTCGATTGCGTATGAGGCCAAGATTACCTTTGATACGGTATTCTTTGCCACCCGCATCTGGGAAACCATCTGCTGCGACTATCTCCTGCAGAAGAAGATTGTCCCACCACTGAAGACTAAGTATGCCAAGGACGATCAGTTCGTCGGTGCGTATGTCAAAGAGGTCACACCGGGACTGTACAAGAATGTAGTCAGTTTTGATGCTACCAGCCTGTATCCCAGCATCATCATGGGCTGGAACATTTCGCCTGAAACTTGCACAATAAAGAACTCTTCTCTGAATGCTGACGATTTCCTTCTTGGTAAGCGTAGTGACATTCCAGAGATGATTGAAGACGCAAAGACACGGAATTTGTGTCTGGCTTGCAATGGATCGTTCTTCACCAATGAGGTTCGTGGGTTCATTCCAACCTTGATTGAGATCACATTCAATCAGCGCCAAGAAGCCAAGAAGAAGATGATTCAACTTGAGAAGGAATATGAAGGCAACAAGAACAAAGATCTTATTCCCCGTATTGCTGCTCTGAAGATTCGTCAATCGGTCAAGAAGATTTTGGCAAACAGTCTGTATGGATGCTTGGGCAATCCCGCATTCACATATTCTTCACCTGAACTGGCAACCGCTGTTACCGTAACTGGTCAGGTTATCATCCGTTCTGCAGAGAATGAGATGAACAATTATATCAACAAGGTGATGAAGAGTCCTGAACCAAAGGATTATGTTATTGCCGTAGATACCGACTCGGTGTATCTGAATCTTGATGATATTATTACAAAAGTTTCTAGTAACAGCAAGATTCCAGACATTACATCATTTGTAAATGATATTTGCGAAAAGAACATCCAGCCACAGTTGACCAAGACTATGACTGAACTTTCTTCAAAGTTGAATTGCAGTCAAAACAAGATCTCATTCAAGCGCGAAGCCATTGCTTCAGCTGGGCTGTTTGTAGCTAAGAAAAGATATGCTCTACTGGTCTATGATCTTGAAGGTGTTCGTTTCACTGAACCTAAACTTAAGATCATGGGTCTTGAGACTGCTCGTAGTAGCACTCCTGCAATTGTTCGTAATAAACTAAAAGATTCAATCAAGATCATCCTTACAAAAACTCCTGAGGAGTTGCGACACTTTGTGAAT